GGTATCGGTGGTGTCGAGTAGGACTGACAGCCGGACATCAGCAGTAGCGAGGCGATCACGCGGACGATCCTGATCACGTTGGGCATCGGTTAGGGCTCGATAGTGGGTTTGGTCTGTTCCAGGGCCAGGCGCTTGTCCTGCTCTACGCGCTGCAGCGCGGTCGAGGCCAGCGTTATTTGGTTGAGGGTTTCAGTGTGGAGCCGGGCTTGTTTTTCCAACTGCTGACCGTATCGCCAGCCCTGGACTGTCCAGGCGATGGCCGCCGAAGTGGCGACCAAAGCGAGCAGTAAAAAGCCGGCGACCAGCACGCGATATTGCAGCGGGATTAGGTCGACGAGACGCATAGCAACGCCCTCGCCCGCTCCCACAGCTGCAGGCGATCCTGCAGGCCGTTGAGCCCGCCGTTGATTTTGCGGGTGATCGTTTCGAACTCATCACGATCAGCCAGCACGTTCAATTCCCTGACCCACCAGAACCATGCAGCCGACTCGGCCGCCCATTGGGGCAGCTCAAGCAGTTCGGGCGTACGCAACAGTCGTTCGTCACCGAACAGCGCCAAGCTGCAGCGCAGGTAGTTGTTGCGGCCGGTCACCTGGATCAAGCCGCGACCGCGATAACGCTGGCCGTCACCGTCGGGTGCGGGGGTATTGCCGAGTCTCGAAGCCAGCGAACCGGTGTCGTATTTGCTGAGGTACTGATCGCCTCCCAGCTCCCGCACGTACTGCAGTTGGCCGGACTCATGCCCAACCTGGGCCAGGAATGCCGCCTGCCGCTTGGGCGTGTCGATCTGCCGGTGGGCCATGGTGGCTTCCAAAAAAGCCCGCTCGATGACGGGGCGTTTGTTTGAAATGATCTGTTCCACTGCTTCCGCTAGATACTCTCCATCGAGGCCGGACTTCATGCCCGGGACCACAATGAGCCGTTCGGCAAAGACGTCGGTTCGCCCTGCCATTTCCAGGCGCACGCCGGCCGTGCTGCGGTTGAACGCAGCCAAGCGCGCCTTGGCGGCCTGCTCAGCGGCGGATTTGTTCGGGTAGATATGCCGATCGGTATGGGCCGCAGGGAGGCCGTCGGGCAACTCATCGTTCCCCAGTTCGACCACCTGCAGGGCGCCCGTTTTCTTGTCCTGATGTTTGGTGCGCACCGCCTTCTGTGTGTTGCGGTCACCAAAGCGGAATTGATAGGGGCTCAGGTCGCCTCGCCCTAGGACCACCGGCCTCAGGCTCTTGCCGCTCGCGGTTTGACTGCCCTGGCGAGGCATCACCAGCAGCTTGCCATCGGCCCACTTGGCCGTGCATTAGTACTGTTTGGCCAAGCAGGTGATGAAGTGGTAATCCGACTCGCTGAGCTGGTCGACACAAGGCACTTTGATCAGTACCGGACACACGGGCTGCCAGCCATTGCGAGCACCTACATCTCGGACGATCTGCTGCAAGGGCACATTTTCCCAAGACCCGCTACGCACGGTCTTACCGCTACCCCGCATGTCACTTGCCTTGCCACGAATCTCGATGGAATCAGGAGGCCCAGAGACGATTACCTCATCGACAATGTATCGACCTAACCGGGCTAACGCTTGACTGCTATAGCCTATAAAAATTTCCAAACTAGCCCTCGACTAGGCAACGCAACAGCCCCGTCACGATCATCAAGCCGTAACTCAAGCTCATCGGAGTCCATTCTGGGCTTGTCCAAAGTCCGTAATGTCAGCAACCGGTAATTTATCAGCGCGGTAATATTTTTACCATCTGCAACTATTCGGAACTCAGGCCTCATATTTAAGTTTCCAAAATCAAAACCCCGCACATGGCGGGGCTTATAAAAGTTTCAGATTTAGTTCAAGATCTCTAGCTTTGGGGATTAAAAAATTTAGCTTCTAAACCAACATACATCAACTCGAAAACCTCTGTATTATCTCCTTGATACCCGCCTACAATAATGGACTCTTCCGTTCCGTCAACCGTTATGGAAAAGCCGGCATGGTAACGCACACAAGACAAATCCAAAGATTCTTTCGCGACTATTTCCATTGCTTTATTCAGCGAAACAATAACCGAAAAACAAACCACATTATTCTCATCATATTGCAACTGTTCGACATCAACTTCCCTAATTCGAATTTTGTCTCGCAGGCCGAGCTTAACTACCGCAACAGAATCACGGTCATTACCATTAAGGTATTTATCGAATCCTGAGACAAGCTCCTTAACTTTAGAAGTTATCCGTTGCCACTCTTCGCTTCGCGCCTTTTCACCTTCTTCATATTTGCGCAATAATTCGTATGCTTTTGTCATTATCCTGACTCTCTTGTCCATGATTGACTTGCCATCATAATGCCACCTCTTCAGCTCCACAACCAAACTACGGCTTCTGCTTGGCTCTGAAGATCGGGCAGGACAACTAACAAACCGGTGCGAAACGGTCGAGGCTCATCGGCCAACCCCTGATTGGCGGCGAGCACGACCTCCACCGTGCCATTCAGATGGCCGTAGTAGTGATGACAGACGGTGTCCAACAGATCCCCGTCAGACGTTCTGCAGATCGTCGCCATAGCTCACAACTCCAGTGGAAAGGATTGCTTGCGCGGAATGCCACCCGCGAGCAGGTTGCTTTGTTCTTCCTCGATGTTAAGCAGGCACTAGGTGCCCAGAACTTCACCGTAGCCCGTGGTCAGGTTCACCGGCTGCAGACGTCGCCCGATAGAGCGCAAGGTGTCCAGCTGTTTGAGCCCGCCTTTGAAGCCCGGAAAAATCGCGCCCTTGAGGCTGATCTTGTCCTCTCCCTGGCCGGCTGCGTGTCAGACGTTCCTGGCCTGCCCAACGAAACGACGTCTGCCGACGTAGCTCCTCGAATGCCGCCGTATCCAGGGGCTGCATGATCAGCAGGTGCCGCTGGTGTCAGCTGGGGAGCAAATGAACCCATGGGCATGATGTTGCTCAACGATGGGCTTACGTGGCCGGCGATGCAATTGATCGCTGCTCCCGCCTTGCCCGCCTGCTCCTTGAGCGAACCCAGCCGCTCCTGAATTTGGCCGGCTGCGGTGGCGACCTGGTTGTACTTAGCCGCCACCTGGCCCACCGTGGACTGCGCCGCGTTGATTGTCCGCATGGTCCGTTGCACCTTGGCGCCGATAGTAGGCCCAATGAAGGGCACCCCTTCTAGCTCCGAGGCGGCCCCCATCATGTCGCTGATTGCACCATTCAAGCGGGCCCAGCATGCCGTTGAGACTGGTACGGCCAGTCTCACCCGCTGCAAGCAGTGATTTCAGCACTGATTGCAATTGCTCCATGTAGGCCATGGCAGTTCCTTAAGACGGCCTGATCAATTGCAACCCGGTCGAGTCCATCGAGCTTCCCGTGAAAACGAAAAAGCCCATCGACCCTTTCACGGTGGCTGAGGCCGACGCCATCATCGAGCACCTCTATAACACGCTGACCCATTCGATGCAGATCTATGCGGCTTACTTCGAGTTCGCCTTCTACACCGGAATGCGCCCTAGCGAGATAGCAGCCCTGCGCTGGGACGAAGTGGACAAGAAGAAACGCTTAGCCAATGTGTGCCGGATCGTCGCGGATTATAAGATCGAGGAGCGCACCAAAACCCGAAATGAACGGCAAGTCATGCTCAACAGCCGGGCGATGCATGCCATTGCGGTCGCGGAGCAAATCGCGGAACAACGTGCGAAACAGAGCCGTAGGAAGCAAGGGAGGTCGCCCTATGTGTTTCCACCCACGAAGAATTTCGAGTTCATCCAGCAGTCGAGCGTCACCGACAAACACTTCCAAGCGGCGCTATCTGAATTGAAGATTCGCGCCCGCCGGCAATACAACTGTCGACACACATACGCCACCATGTGCCTTATGGCGGGGATGAACCCCGCGTTTATTACAACTCAGCTGGGTCACAGTGTGCAGATGCTGCTCACAACTTATGCCCGATGGATCAACTCCAGCACCGACTGGAGTGAGCTTAATAAATTAGAAAACACTATGAGGCTCACTAATGTTTCCAATAATGCTAGCTAAATTATCCTTTAAATGCCTCTACCGGAGCGCACCAGGGCCCGTTGGAGAATGCCGGCCTTGTATCTGCTGGCTGCCTTGAGTTGAGTTTAATTTTCTGAATCAAAAAGGCTGAGCTTGTTAAAACATCCCTTCGGACCTCAACATTACAAGTATTGAATACATTCTCCAATATTACCGTATATGCATCCGACTCATCCGCTCTAAAGGTATAAGTCGCACTACAGCTTTGGGGATGAAAGTTAACTCCATCAAACGCGCTACCAGTGTACTTTACATAAACTGTCTGATATGGCTTTTTTTCCATCGTCACAGTAATATTTCTTTGAGTGGAATTTATGACGATGGGCTTTAGATTCAAGCAATCATAACTTTCCTCAAAATAGACAGCTGAAAGCGAATCTTTTGGAGAACGATTAATTATATCTACCGTAATATTTTTTTCAGGTTTTCTTTCAATATTATCTTTAGCAACACAGCCCACTAAAAAAATACTTGCGGACACGGTTAACGCAACAATTTTTATTGTCATGGTTTCCATTCCTAGGGGAATTGGTTTGGATGGCTATAGGCTATCATCCATAAACCCTTTTTGTCTGCCTCAATTCGACCAAACCGGGTAAGCCCGCTGATGGGTGAAGCTCATCCCCTAGTGAGATTTGGGTAATAGCACCTATCGGCAATTCAACTCCCGACACACATACGCTACCATGTGCCTCATGACGGGTATGAGCCCTGCTTTTATTGCCACTCAGCTGGGTCACAGCGTTCAGATGTTGCTCTGGACCTATGCATCACGGGCCCACTCCAGCACTGCTGGGGCGAACTCGGGGATCCGGTAGAACAGCCTGATTGGTACAAATTTGGTACAGACAGAACAAGTACCCTCCTGAAACCCTTATGGAATC